GCGATCACGCTGGAGCACCTGCGCATGGGCGCACTCAAGGGCGTGATCCTGGATGCCGACGGCTCCACGCTCTACGACCTGTTCGCCGAATTCGACATCACCCCGCAGACCATCGCCTACGACCTCGGCAATGCCGGCACCAATGTGAAGGCGAAATGCCTGGCGACCTTGGCGGCGATCGAGGACAACCTCAAGGGTGAGTTCATGAGCGCCGTCCATTGCCTGTGCTCGCCCGAGTTCTTCGCGGCGCTGACCGGCCACGCCAAGGTCGAGAAGGCCTTCGAGAACTGGCAGCAGGGCGCGGTGCTCATCAACGACGTGCGGCGCGGCTTCACCTACGCCGGCATCACTTTCGAGGAGTATCGCGGCCAGGCCACCGACGCGGACGGCAACGCGCGGCGCTTCATTGCCGCCGGCGAGGCCCACGCCTTCCCGATGGGCACGGTCGACACCTTCGGCACCTACTTCGCCCCAGCCGACTTCAACGAGACGGTGAACACGCTGGGCCAGCCGCTCTACGCCAAGCAGGAACCGCGCAAGTTCGACCGGGGCACGGACCTGCACACGCAGTCCAACCCGCTGCCGATGTGCCACCGCCCGGGTGTGCTGGTGAAGCTGACCGTCTGATGGCGCGCGTCGAGGACCTGTACGCGGCGGCCGCGAACGCAGGGCTGTTGGTGGAGGCCGAGGTCGGCGGGCAGATCGTCATGGTGGACTTCCGCGCCACGGACGAGACCGTGCTCGACGGGCTGGCCCTATCTGCCGACTACACGATCCGCTTTCCAGCCTCTGCACTACCGAACCTGGCGGCAGGAGCCACCATGTCCATCGGTGGCAACACATACCGCGTCCGCGATATCCGCAGAATCGGCGACGGCAGCGAGCGGCGCGCCGACCTCACGCGACTCTGAGGGCATCGGCATGAATTCGATCCGCGAGCAGATCTTGCGGGCGGTCGCCGCACGCTTGAGCAACGCCGTCGCGCCCGTGCCGGTGCTACGCCACCCAACGACACCGGTCACGCGCGATATCGGACCCGTGCTCTTGCTGTTCGCCGAAGGCGACGCCATCACCGCGCACGCCAACAACCGCGTCGACCGAACGCTGACGATCCGCTGCGTCGTGGTGGCGCGTGGCGACGAGGCCTTCGACGTCGCGGACCGGCTAATCGTGGCCGCACATGCGGCATTGATGACCGATGCCAACGTCACCGGCCTCGCGCTGGCGATCCGGGAGATCGATGGCGAGTGGGATGTCGAGGACGCCGATGCCGGCGCCATCGCGTTGCCTGCCCGCTACGAGATCCGTTACCGCACCCACGCCCAAGACCTCACCCAAACAGGATGACCTTCATGACGCTTGAACTGATGAAACCCCACACCCACGCCGGCGTGTTGTATGCGGCCGGCAGCCGACTCGACGTCGACGAGGCCACCGCACGCTGGCTGATCGAACGCGGTGTCGCCAAGCCTACCCAGGCGCCCGACGAGCCGGGCGGCAAACCGCAACCCACCGCACGCAAGGGAGACTGACCATGCCTTATTTTTCTGGACAAGGGCGCGTTTACATCGGCGCCCGCGACATCAACGGCAACCCGCAGGGGCTCAACTTCGTCGGCAACGTGCCCGAACTCAAGGTCTCGCTGTCGGTGGAAACGCTGGAGCATCAGGAGTCGACCAGCGGCCAGCGCCTGACCGATCTCCAGCTGATCAAGACCAAGAAGGGCGAATTCGCCTGCACGCTGGAGGAACTGATCGCGGTGAACCTGTCGCTCGCGCTCTACGGCACGACCGTCGAGCAGACCAGCGGCACGGTCACCAGCGAGGCGTTGCCGAACCCGGTAACGGCCGGAAGCCTCTACCTGCTGGCCAAGCAGAACGTTTCCTCTGTTGTGGTCAAAGACTCCTCGGCCACGCCCAACACACTGCCGGCCGGGCAGTACAGCCTCAACGCCAAGCACGGCTCGCTGTCGATCACCGACAAGACCACGGGCGGGCCCTTTGTGGAGCCGTTCAAGGTCGACTACGCCTATGGCGCGGCCCAATCGACGGCACTGTTCACCCAGCCGCTGCCCGAGCGGTGGGTGCGTTTCGAGGGCTTGAACACCGCCGACAGCAACCGCGAAGTGGTGATCGACCTGTACCGCGTGGCGATCAATCCGGCCAAGGAGCTGTCGATCATCACCGAGGAACTGCTCAAGTTCGAGCTTTCCGGACAGGTGTTGGCCGACACGCTCAAGCCGGCTGCCGGCGATCTCGGCCAGTTCGGCCGCATCGTGCTGTTGTAAGGAGCCGTCATGACCCATTCCGATCTGGATGTGCTCGTGCCGCAGGCTCGGCTAATGGAACTGGCCGGGCAGCGCCTTACCATCAGCCCGCTGGTGGTCGGCGAACTGCCGGCGATGCTCAAGGCCGTGCGGCCTTTTGCCGAGCAGCTGACTGGTGAACCGGACTGGCTGGCCTTGCTCTGTGACCACGGCAACGACTTGCTCGCCGCACTCGCACTGGCCAGTCGCCAGCCGCGAGAGTGGGTGGACGCCCTGGCGCTCGATGACGCGATCACGCTGGCCGCCACGGTATTCGAGGTGAATGCCGATTTTTTCGTGCGCCGGGTCGCGCCGAAGGTCGGCGATCTGGCGCAGAGCCTGAACGGCCGTCTGGCTGGATCGACGCCATCGCCCGCCTGATCCGCAGCGGGCACCGCTACCCGGACATCCTGGGATACACGTTGGGCCAGGTAAACGCCTTCCTGGCTGCCGACGGTCGTCTCGAATACGAGCGCCTCTCCACCCAGTTGGCGGTCATGACCGCCGCCGCCCAAGGCAGCCGCCAAGGTATCCGACAACTGCAGGCCGAACTCCATCAAGGAATGCGCGATGAAGATCGACCTGGTCGCTGAGGGCCTGCTGGACCGGCGGCGTTTCAACGCCTGGCAGGCCGATACTCACAAGGCGATCCACGCGGCCGTCGCCCGCGCGATGCAGGGCAACGGCAAGGATATGGCCGAGCGCGTTCGTGGCGAGATGCGCGCCAGCTTCCGAACGGCCAGTCCCAAGTTCCTGCGCTCCATGCACGCCAAGGTGTTCGACCGCAAAGCCAATGCGTTCCCGGCCCTCTACCTCGGCTCGAAAGTGCCGTGGCTGGGCATCCACGAGCAAGGCGGAACGATCCGGGGGCGGATGCTGATTCCGCTGCTGCCGCAACACCGGCGCATCGGGCGCAAGGCCTTCGCGCGGGTCATTGATGCGCTCATGCGATCCGGCAACGCCTGGTTCGTCGAGAAGAACGGCCAGCAGATTCTGATGGCCGAGAACCTTGCCGAGAACACCCGGCCGCTCGCGCGTTTCCGCCGCGCCGAGCGCGAACGCACCGGCGCAAAGCGCCTGCGGCGCGGACAGGAGATCCCCATCGCCGTGCTGGTGCGGCGCGTGAGCTTGAGAAAACGTTTCGACCTCAGCCGTGCGGTGCGGGTCGAGCTTCCCCGCCTGACGGCGGCCATCCGCAAGGCAATATCGAAGGTTTGAACGATGGCGAATAACCGCGCCCAGATCCTCATCACTGCAGTCGATGAGACCAGGCGAGCCTTCCAGTCGATCAATGGCAGTCTGTCGCAGCTGCGTGACCAAGCCGGCCAGGTCGGCGCCGTCCTGTCCCGCATCGGTGGGGCCATCGGGGTCGGGCTGGGCGTGCGCGAACTGGTGGAAGTTGCCGACCAGTACAAGAACCTGCAGGCCCGGCTCAAGCTCGCTGTCGCGTCTCAGGAGGAGTTCAACCGCGCCGGCGCGGCTCTCTTTGAGATCGCCCAGAAGAACCGCGCGCCACTGGCTGAGACCGTCACGCTCTACGCGCGGCTGGCACCGTCGGTGCAGGCACTGGGTCGTTCTCAGGCGGACGTGCTGGCGGCCACCGATGCAATCGGCCAGGCGGTGTCGCTTTCAGGCGCGTCCAGCGAGGCGGCAGCCGGCGCGTTAATGCAACTCGGGCAGGCCTTCGCCTCGGGTCAATTGCGTAGCGAGGAGTTCAATTCCGTCATCGAGCAAACGCCGCGACTGGCGCAGGCCATTGCCGACGGCATGGGCGTGCCGCTGGGCGCGCTGCGGGCCCTGGCGCAAGAAGGCAAGATCACCTCGGAAGCGGTGCTCGATGCTTTGCTCAAGGAGAGGGCGCGTCTGGCCGAGGAATACGCGAGCCTGCCCGATACGGTCTCGGGCGCGCTCACCCGTCTCAAGAATGCCTTTCAGCGTGCATTCGGCGAGCGCGATTCCAATTCGGGCCTCACGGCAGGCCTTGCGCAAGC